GATGGAGCAGCCAGTAATGATCCTAATAGACCTTCAGTAAATTTTCCATCTACCGTGCCATTATCACACCAACCCATTGTTAATGTTTCTTTTGAAGAATGTGGCATATTTTTTCCTTTAGTAGATATCTATTTTATCATAGGTTATAAAAATTGTCAATAATAATTATTAAAAAAATATAATATTTTTATAATTAATTAAGTAGATTTGATGCCGTAAAGGGTTGCTGTGCTATGTTCTACTACAAGGTAAGAACCAGCAGTAATTCTTATTGAAGTGATTGCCGCAGTATCAGCCCATAATCCAGCCTCTAAAAAAGCGTATGCCTCACTTGCATTATTTTCGGTAACACCATCTAATAAATGAGATTTGTTATTACTGCCAGCATAATTTGGGATATAAATATCCCAATTTCCAAACACTTGAGCAGTTGCACTAGCACCGGGCTGTCCCAATTGTTGAATAGATGCACCGCTGAAAGTTTGCGCTACAGCAGAACTACCGTTACCCCGTAATTGTCTTTCAGAATAATTTGAACCATTACCATTGAAAGTTAAGCGAAACTCTTCCATAACTGCACCTGAACGACTACTTCTACCACTTAACTTAACTAATAAATCAGTATAGGTAGCAGGTATAGAAGTAAAATCTATATTGGTTGTACCACCGCTTCCAACCGTTACGGTTTGAATTGCTACGAAATTATTAGCCATTATGCCGCCTTAATTCCATAGAGCGTAAAAGTTGAACCCGTTTTAATGTTAGTGGCAGAAGCAGGTCTAATTGTTATTGAAGTAATAGCGGCGGTATTTCCCCACACCAACGCGTTGATTCCAGTTGCATCTCCAGCATTACCCCACCTTGCAACAACACTTTTCCAAGTTGTTGCATTAGAATAATTTTGAATGTTTGCTATTATGGGCATAAAATTAGTTGCGTTAGGACAATAATCTGCAATTTGAGGTAGTGCTCCACCTGTTGTTCCCGGAGTTGTGCTTATTCCAGTAAGTCTAGTAAAGCCGTAATTAGAACTTGTGGTATCGCCATTAAAATTTATGTAGATTGCATCTGTAGTAGATGTCGCCTGTATAGACGCTATCAGAACTAAATCGGTGTATGTGCCACTAATTGCACTAAAAGTATAGTTGGCTTGCGCAGATGGAACAGTATATGTGGCTATTGGTTCGTATGTTACCGCCATTATGCCACCTTTATTCCGTAGAGTGCGATACTTGTATATGTTTTTAAGTTCCCATTAAGTGCGCCTATTAGAATAGAAGTAATTGCAGAACTTGAGTTCCAAAGACCGCTTGAAAGACCTACTGCGCCAGTAACAGTATTTCCACCAAGCGTACGAGTTGTTTTATATTTATTTGTATTTGTATAATCTAAAATGTCAATAACAAAAGACCCAAAATTACTAGCATTAGTAGAATCATCAGCCAAAACAGTTCCTACTCCTGCTGATGCAATGTTTTGAGGATATTGTGCAAGGGCTACATTTGTTCTATCACCTTGTATGTAATGGCTTGTGTAATTGCCGGTAGCGGTGTCTCCATTAAATTGAATCTTAATGTTATCGTATGCGGCGATACGAGTACTTTTTCCAATACCTCTAATTTGTAAATGAGTATAAGTCGCAGGTATAGAAGTAAAACTTATTGATGCAGTTGTAGTTGATAAAGTTGTACTTTGAATAGACTCAAATGATGAAGAAGGAATAACACTAATTTGATCCCAAAAAGTAGTTCTACCACCAACTGTAATTCCATTTTTAATAGATGAGGTTTTAAAATTACGAGTGGCCATTATTCTATTATATCCCAGTTTAAATTTTCTTCATTCCAAGAATATATTTTGCCATCAGTAGGCATAGCAACTGGAGGTTGCCATTGATACTTGTCATCTAATGTCCAACTAGCAAACGGCTGTGGAGCATAGAATCCTGTACCGTCCCAGTGATATCCGATACCTGCATAGTTAAATCTAAAACCATTAGTGGCAGCATTATAGGAAGTACGCACATACACTTCACCTGTTTCTGATAGCATACGGTCTGCAAAAGTGTCCTCGTCTGAATCCATAGTCACAATAACTGAGGTAACTATGCCGTCTTCTATTTTTGCGTGATGTGCCATTTTATCTCCTAGAAAGTAATTGTTCCTGAACTGCTTGCTGTAATTTGGTAAACTCTATAGCCTGCACGTGAAGGTTGTGTGTATGTAAGGTTTGTAAGGGTTGCTGCTTTGTAAGTGTCAGGATAGGCAATAATTACAATACCAGAACCACCGGCTCCACCTCTGCCGTCTGAACCACCACCACCACCACCTGTATTAACTGTTCCGCTAGTTGCAGTACCAGTTCCATTTGTTCCGCTACCGCCTCCACCTGCTGGGGCAGTTCCTGCTGTACCGGGTGATTGTGCACCACCACCACCACCAGAAGCCCTTGTTACAGAAGTACCTGTTATTGAGGAAGCCGTACCCGTACCACCTGCGCCACCTGTCGAACCATCACCACCACTGCCAACTGCGGCAGAACCACCGCCGCCACCGCCGCCATAAGCGCTTCCTCCACCATAACCTGTACCGCCAGCATAACCTTGAGCAGGTGAAGTACTAGGAGTATTACCTGCACCAGCGCCACTTGAGCCATAACTACCACCACCACCAGAACCACCAGAAGCCGCTGCAATATGTCCACTACCATTATGTGTACCACCATAACCACCGCCTGCTGAGGTAACAGTAGAAAAAACACTGTTTCCACCACTTGTTGCTGCGGGACCACTACCGTAACTACCAGCAGGTGTTGCATTTCCTCCAGCAGTTCCGCCGCTACCAATAGTCACTGTATAAGGAGTTCCAGCACTAACAGCAAAGGAAGCATTGGTACGATAGCCACCTGCGCCTCCTGCACCCCATCCACCGCCGCCGCCACCGGCAATTACTAAATATTCAACACTTGAAGGTGAAACTAATATACCAGTAGTTTGATCCCAAAAAGTACCTCTACCGCGATTATCAATATATGAAGTTGAAAAATTGCGGGTAGTCATTAATTTTTACGCTTCTATCCAGTCTAAAGTATCTTCATCCCATACATACATAACACCATCAGTTGGGTATGGAACTGGTGCTTGCCACTTAGCATCCTCATCTAATGTCCAAGATGGGAATGGTTGTGGTGCATAGAACCAGTCATTAGTTGGGTCGTAGTGATACCCAATTCCTGCATAATTTTTCCTAAAGTTAGAATTATAACTGGTTTGTACCCAAGTACCACCAAGTCCTAAATCCTCAGCAAGAAATTCTTGTCCCCTGTGTTCTTGTTCATTTGCTACAACAAGAACGCGAGTAACAATGTTGTTTTCATCTATCTCTGCAAAATGTGCCATTAACACTCCTTGAAATAATTTTATAATATAAAAAGACACCTTTATGTGTTAGTTTTATTATATCACAGTTATTAATTTGACTCAGTCTCCAAATCCATGATATACTAGTGAGTAACACCATAATTTATGGTGTTTTTGTTTCTAAGGAGGAACAGTCATGACAACTAATAAGATAGTGATTGGAATACTCGCAGCAGTAACTGGAATTGCTTTGTTCTCTAATTCTAGTGCTAATGCTGAAAATAACTTGAGTAGTACCGTGTCAAAAAGTGAAACCCAAACCGCTGAGGCGGTTTTTTCAGTTTCTAAGGAAGAAAATAATAAAACTAAGAAAAAATATAAATATGGAACCCCTCTTGAAAAAGATGAACTAATTAAAATATTAAAGTCTGTAGGGTTTGAAGGCTATTCCCTTAAAGTTGCTTGGGCAACGGTAATGAAAGAATCTATGGGTACTCCTAACTCTTGGAATCCAAATAGAAACACTGGAGACAACTCTTATGGATTATTTCAAATCAATATGCTAGGATCAATGGGTCAAGATCGACGGGATAAATTTAATCTAGAGTCCAATGAAGATTTATTTGATCCCATTAAAAATGCAGAGATCGCTTATCATATGAGTAATGGTGGTAAAGACTGGTCTGCTTGGAAGGGTATTACTTGGAAGACCAAAGAGTGGTTAGCAAGATATCCTGATTAATAAGTAATATACTTTTACTTAGATTTTCCTTTAATCCACCAATGCATTTTTCGTCTTTCTCCATATGGGTGAGTGTGTTTTTCTGCAGGCATTCCCATAGGAATCATTTGAGGTATTTTAACAAAATTATCCTCTGTAATTCTTACATTCTTTAAATGTGTTGATGTTGCTTTAGTATTAATTGCAATGTTGAATCCTAGATCCCTTGCTTTTTTGCAAAAATAAATATCTTCGCTAATCCAACAGTAGTATGGATATCCCCAATACTCATCTTGAAACCATTGAGGCATTTTATCAACATTATTTTCTTGTATTGCCTTATATACAGATTTATGAACAAGTAAAAATCCTGCGCCAACAGAATGTAAATCATCAATAATTTCTTTATCCCAATCAGAGATCCAAAACCCTGCATCTGGATACTCTGGATTTTTATACTGTCCAGATAAATATAATCTATCATTCATTGGTAAAAAATATGAGCCAGAAACGATTGGCCTATTATCTTTGTCTGCACTCTGTATTAATGTATCAAAACTTTCTAGGGTTACTAGAACATCACAGTCCATTAATAAAAGCCAGTCTGCTCCTGTTTTTAAAAAGTTTTCAACACAAGTGTTTTTATTATTAGAAAGATAGTGGCCACTTGCAATAACAACATCTTCAATTTTATCTCTTCGATGAAGTAATAGTTGCATCATAAATGCAACAAACCCAGTATAAGCAGAACCAGTATCTGGCCATCCAATAACTATTTTTTCATTTTTATTCATAAATACTCCTTGTTTACTCTGCTATTTTTTTTATAAAATCTATCGTTACTTCTTGTTACTTTTCCTAAATATTGTGCAGGTTCAACTAGTGCTGGATTAAATACTGAAATCCATTTTTTTCTTTTAAATGGAATTATTTGAGCAAATGGAGTTCCTTTAGGTATAACTCCTTCAAAATCTTCTCTAATAAAAAATGGAATATTTCCACCAGTAAAATATTTATCACTATCTACAACTGCAGACATTGTTGTAAATGGTAAATCAAATCTATTTAAAGGGTGTGTGACTAAAGTGCTATATCCTCTTGGTGTTTTCCATCCCCATTGAGGCAACCAAATTAAATGATTGTTTAAATGCCCTGCAGGTCTTGGGATTGTATGACCAGAAAGACCTTTTCTTTCTAAAATTTGATTTTGCTGCACACCTTGACTATTTTCCCAATAAATATCAATCTTTTTGTTTTCATTTTTTTTAACATTAATGTCAACCCATGTTAATAAAACATATCCTGACATAAGTGCATCTAAAAATGGTAAACATCTTTTTAAACCTGGAAGAATTTCTCCATTATCAGAATCATAATCTAATTCTGCCTCTTTGTACCATTTTGGAACAACTTTTTTTGTTGGAACTGGATGTGGTGCCTCAACATCTTCATTGATCGGAATAAAATGTATGCCTCTCATAAATAATATTTACAGAGTGACATAACTCTCACCAACGGACAAATCATTTTCTTCAATAGAAACTACTTGATGCGGTGCTATAAGAACACTTGCTAATAATTCATTACAACCCATAATAAACTCCACTTTACCATCAACAATAATTGCTAAATGATAATCATAATTATTAATTTCATAAGGTTCTGTTTTTACAACTTCTAGATTTCTTGGTGTAGGCATTTTTCTCCTTTTCAAATAAGTATATCATAAAAACTAAAAACTGTTTATTCTATTGAAAAATTATCTACAGTTGTTTGTTGCAACGCAGAAGGAATTAAAATAATACCATGTTTAGATGTTGTTGTTGCTCCAGTTGCGGTATTTGTTAAAGTTCCCAAGTTTGATCCACCTTGATCTGATGCAGAATATCCAGTTGCTGTTATTGAAAGTCCACTTAATATAACTCTAATTGATGCTGTTGCAGAAGATAAAGCCTGAGTTGCAACTGTTGTAACTGTATTTGCAATAGATTTAATCAATGATAAAGAATAACTATAGGTATCTGCATAAGCGCTACAGGATTGTCCATAAGAGTCGGGAGTTCCAGGAGAGTATGGAACTGCTGGTGATCCGTAGGTGGCGGGAAAAAAAACAGTTTGGTAATTGTCTGGTGATGTATATGAACTATATGTAGCACATGTTTGATATGGGGTGTAGTCATATGGTGCATCGGTAATGAAAGTATATGAAGAACAACTATATGTGGTTTGTGAAGGAAAGTAATTGACAGCAGTAGAACTTGGAACATATGGGCCACCAGCATATCCAGGAACTGATGGTGATCCAGCAGAATAAGTTTGTACATAGGTTGTACAAGTAGATCCACTAACTGCTGCAACAGATGCTAATCCCCACCAATTTGAAGAATCACTGATCCAAAATGCAGCGCCACTTCCTCTTGATACGTCTACTTCAATAGTTGCACTAGGAGAAGCAAAATCAACTGCAGCAATTGGATAACTTGATGGAGATGTTGCGGTTGATGCTTTATTTGAAGATATTGTCCATGTTCCTCTTGTTGCTTGCCATGCTTGTCCTGTATCTGTTGATCCTATAGATCCGTCTGATCTATTAAAAGAATCAGTTATCTTACTTAATACCGATGTAATAATTCCAAGTATATTTAGCATGGAATATCCTTAAGCCGTCAGGTCGCCTAGAAGAACCCAGGAGTTTGTTCCTACTTTAATAAGTGTTGCTGCTGAGTATTGTCCAACAAGTTTTCTATTGTTATTTTTACTATTTAATGTAACGCTTCCACTTACTGGTGCAATTGATGTTTGAACAGATCCTATTTGTAGAATGTCGACTCTTGCTCCCGCAGGAAATGTGGTTTCTAATGGAATTGTAATAATTGAAGTTGATGAAGATACGTTCATAATAATAATTTTTCCAGCATCTGCTGGATCTAATGTATAGTTCGCTGTTTTTGTTGATGAATCAACTGTTTGCTTTAATGTTGAGACTGCAGTTGGTGTTGCTGCTTTAACTGATGAAGTTTCTGATGTTGAATCACTTAGTTGAGAAACTCCAGGCTGTGAAGTTGTTGCTGCTTGTGGTGCTGCCCATTTAAGACCAAATGTTCCTTGTGTTGAATCTGCAGTTAAAATATATCCATCGCTACCAACTGTTAAATTATCTAATGCATTATTTGCTGTTCCAACAAAAAGATCTCCTTTTGCATCTATAACAGACTCTTGAACAACGGTACTAGCATCTGTAGAAATTGCAGCAATCGATGCTTCAATATCGTATAAATATTTTGCAATACCAGCAGTTGGGGTAGCACCGCTTGCAAGTGGAGTATCTTGTCCATAATGATAATTTCTTAATGCAACCTGAATATCTGCGGCATCCGACGGCACCGGCATTTTTGCAAGGGGATATTTATGAGTTCCGTCAGTTCCAATATTTGTGGCAGCCATACAAAGATTATACCATAATAATAAAAACTATTGAGTTATTGTAACAGCACCACTTGCCTCAGTTACTTCTATTTCATCATCAATTCCAGTTAAATTTGGAGCGGTATTGAGAACAATGTTTAGATCTGATTGATAAACAGTTATAGAATCTTGATAAACAACAACTTCTGGCATTATGCACCAGTTACGTCGTCAGTTACTGTAATTTCTCCAGTTAAAAGGGTATATCTTAATGTGGTACCATTAAAAATTTCAACATCGTAATAATATGTTGATCCTCCAACCAAATCGGTTCTAGCACTTGGTTTAATTGTACAAGTAATAATATCTGCACCTGTATCGATTACTGCAGAAAGTTTAGTTGTATCCGCAACACTATCAATTGCTGTAGTTGGGCTGTCGCCTCTACTTGAAGCGATTGAAAATATTGCTCCAGCAGCAGAATAGTCATCTAGTGGAAATGTTGCTCCGGCAGAAGTTTTTGGGGATATAACAAATCGAAATGTGTCTCCACGATAATAATCAAAGTTGTATGTTCCAGGAAATGCCATGATCTTATTATACCACTAAGAAATGTGGACTAAGATAGATTTGACTTTTACATCCCCGTCAAAATCTGCTCTAATCTGTGGGTTAATTCCATATTTTCTAATTCTGTCATTTATTATGTACAAGGTTTGGGTAACTGAAAAATCATAAAGATATTTATACTTTAGGTTTGCTACAAACTGTGTTGAATTTAAAGTTGCTTTTTCAGAAAAGGCTCTTATCCAAACCTCAGTATTATTTCCATATGTTTCTAATTCAAAACAATAAGTTATCTCAACCCTACTGCCAATATCTAATCCTTTAAAATTTAATTGTTGATTTGCTGCACTCCATAGACTTACATTTCCTTTTGGTAAATACTGTTCATTTGTCCCCTCAGATTTTGCATCATTTAATATATTTACCCATCCTTCGTCTCCGCTAGATAATCCTACACGAATTTGTGATTGATTTAAATTTTCATAATATGCCCAACCAGATTTTCTAACTTCAGAAACTACTCCATCGCTTGTAAGAACTGTAGAAGTTCCAGGCTCTCCTTTTTGTCCTCTTTCACCTTTGGG